ATCACTAATCGGTGATGATTGAGATATCATTGACACACTAGCACTTGGTGTTCCTACAGTGTAAGTGTAGTTTGCGTTATTAGCCGTATCAGAATAAACTGGCATTTTATACTATGTTATAATATAAAAAAAAATACATATTTTTATATTATAACATAATTAAATAACACTATAATAATAGTCATCTATTATAATTTTATTTTTAACACTGCGGCTCATTTTGGCAGTTGAAATGCCTTCCGCTTTTGCCGCCTTGGCGATTGTATCCCATGTAGCAAGCAAGATGTCTGTTTTGTCTTCTTTTTTATAGACTTTTTTACCAGTTGAACAAATTAGTTTTGGACTGTATTCATGTTTTTTAATAGATAATCCATAATAGCCTTCATTGTTGCCTTCATCCGTCCATACTACTGCTTTTAAGGCATAAGGCGACGCATTCAAATATTCTTTGATTTCCTTCATATCATTTTCAGATACTTCTTTGCTAACAGAAACTTTCCAATTTTGGTATTCACTCAATAAAACCGAATTTAATACTTTTCCGCAATCAGAAAACTGACATACTTGAAATATAAATGTCTCTACGCTAGAATTTTCTTTTGATTTTTTATACTCGACTGGTTTCAACTTAATTCCACTATAACCATGATTCGCTCCAATGCGTTTGGGTTTAAACCTTGTATCCAAATAACTTTTAAAGGCATGATAAACTTCTTTGCTCGGTTTCACTTGGTTCCATAAACGGTAACGTCCTTCCATATTTACAGAGTATTCTTCTACGTCTAGACGCACAATACAAGCGCTACTTATAAATTCATTGAACTTTTTATTCATTTCATCTTCTGGTAATAATATGTTTTGATATATAGATTTATTTTCGTTGTTTACAGTGTCAATTATTTTTTGATTTGTTTGTAATAACTCAGTCAATCTGTTAATTTTAATATTTTTTTCAATAATAATCATTTCCTGAGACTTATTTTGTTCTTCCAATTTTCTAATTTTATTTTCCAAGTCTTCATTGAGTTTCATTATTCTATTAAAATTATCTATGCTATAAGTCTTAGAATGAATAATATCCTTTATATGTTTTGTTAATACGTCAATAGTAAAATTTGTGTCGTCGTAAGAAATTATTTCTGTTTTGTTTTTACCATTTATTTGTATACTACGAATTTGCCTTTTAATTTTTGGATGCGTCTTTATAAGATTTTCTATTTCCACTTTATTTTGAACTCTAAAGGCCTCTACTAATTCAAAATTTATATAACTTTTGCGATGGTCATTTAGTCTAGTTACTAGGTCATTCGTGTGACCAAACTTTATTAGTTTCTCATTTGCGTCATTTGTGTTTTCAATTGTTCCAATGTATATACATTCAGTATTTAATGGAAAATGGACAATGATTGCTTCTTCTACCGCCTTTTGTTTTTCCTTTTTTGAAGCTTTTATTATTTGTTCTTTTTCTTGTTTTATTTCCAAAATAATATTTTCTTTTTGCTCCAATTGAAGTCGTAATTCGTCCGTTTCTTCTTCTACAGTTTCATGTAAAACTTCTTCCATTTTCATATAATATTCGTGAATTTCGCCTGCTTTTTTTGTTTGCGCTTTCAAACATAGTGATTTGAAACATTTTATTGTTAATAATATGGTTTGTTTGTTATGTCCTCCCCATTTTTCTTCAGTTGAACTTGCTTTGGTATTACCCAAAGCAAGATTTTCTTTATTTAAAACTGCTTTCACATCAGAGAAAGCAGTTTTGTAATCAACATCTAACTTAAAATGTTTTTCTAATAATCTTTTAGAATCTATTTTTTGTTTAAAACCTAACCATTTCCATATACTATCTAAATCTACAACAAAATCAATATTTTTATCATAATTTAAGTAACAATAAAAACTGCTTACAAATAATTGTTGTTCAAAATCACTAAAATTCTCCTTAATTTTATTTATTAATTTGTTATTATACACTTTTGATAGCTTAGATATTGGGTTTTTCTCTATGAGTTCTACTATGTTAAGTTCTTGCATCTTATTATATACTTTATAATAGGATACTCTTTAAGTTGTTTATTCTTGCTTATATAATTTGAAAGCAAGAATTATAAAGCAAGATTTACCACTTTGTCTTTTTTACCGCGATTTTGGGTCCCTGGCCGCGTTTCTTCACGTTATTCGGGTCATATTGCTCCTCCTCATCTTCATCATTGATGGATTTGGATAGTTCCCAAAACTCTTTGGAACCTAATCTGAAGTCATTGTGTGCGTCTGCCTTGTACCAAAACACTTGGTCTTGTAATTTATTGGACTTGGCGTTGTTATTTATCACTAGACACTCATAATTTTCGGTACACTGGTCCATGACTTGGCAAAACGATTCCAATGTAGGGAACATACCAGCATAATTCTCGTAAATTCGCTTTCTATTTGCGATATACGGCTCTCTCAAAATAAAAACGTAATCTATATTGGTTCTTAGTGTTGGTGGAATGCCCAACGGATATTGCATTGTGATGATTAACATCACCTTCCAATGTCTTCCATTCATGAACAGGAGCCGCATTAATTTATCGCGTGACCATGTGTTATCATAAAGGCAGTCATCTAGAATCACAAAAGTCCGCGGGTCAATTGTGCTCCTTTTGAATTGCTCCATTTCCTTCTTAATCTGTTTCAAAACCTGTCGCTGTCGCTTCAAAATGTTCTCAATAATTGCTGTATTGTATTCGTTATGAATAAACAATTTTGGCACCAATTTTCCGTAAAATCCGTTACCTTCTTCTGTGCCCGAAATGACCGTCCCAATTGGAATACTTTGTTGATAATATAACAAGTCTCTGACCAAAAATGATTTACCTGTGTCACGACGGCCAATTAAAACAACCACAGGACCCTTGGATTCATCTGGCTTGAAACTAATGCTTTTCATATCAAACCGTTTTAGTTCTAAATTCATTATACTTATACACTGATAAAAGATTTAATTTGGGTAACGCAAACTAATAAACTAACAATCCGATTAAAATGTTGGTTGTTAGTTTGTTTAGGAAAAAATGAGTTAAATATTTCTAATATTTATATTTTAATTAGCTAATGGCAACAACGACAACCACTAAAGGCACCTTTAGCATTAACTATCAAAAAAGGAAGAATGCGCATCTATTCAGCAAGCTACAAACTAGCAAACAAATTAGTTTAGCAGAAGTTCAGAATTATGTCCCTATATATGACCGTTTTTTCTCATTAAACAATAACAATTACAATAGTGTAAACCTTAACCACCTATGGTATATGTCAGATTTGAAAGATACCAAAGAACCATCTGATAACATATTCACATGTAAATTGAAAAACACAATCGACGACAGTGGCGAGATTATTAGCACTCAATCGGTGTTTATAAAAATGGCACCTTTGCTAGACCCATTTAAATACATTGTCGGCAAATACAATTGTAATGACCCTACATTATTCAACTTGCCCTCGATTGACAAGAGTGTAAAAGTGTGCCCCAAGATTGCGGATTTCAATAATACTGCTTATGTAGATAGTTTTTTCTCATTTCTCACAAGTCAGCTACTGAACACGCACAAATTTATTCATGGACTGGATTTTTACGGTTCTTTCTTGGCTATTAAAAACAATTATAAAATCAATATTATTGATGATATTGAATACCTAGCTCAGTCTGAATTTTTTGTTAAAAGTCAAAACGTATTATTTAATATTGAAGATTATACACATTTGGTCACAAGCGAAGACCTAAATGACAAGCCATTGAAACCGCTAAATATTATGAATACGTCACACAAATCGGGATTATCTGCTAAATCAATTGACGACACTATATTTGAGAATATATTTTCCGAGCCGGATCTTAATCTTGTTACATTGTCCGATATAAAAAATATGAATGTTGATCTGATTGATATTATGAATTCAAGTGAGCTTAATGTTGATACAAAAAAATCCGAAACATTGAAGTCGGGGTCATCTTGCTCGTCTAGAACATCACATACAGATGAAAATGACGCTGACGCTGAAGACGACAATACTGAAGACGTAAAAGAGGATGATACTGAAGATATAAAAGACGATGCTGATGATAAAAACAGTGTAGAAGAAGAAGACGCCATTGTTTCTGATAACGATAATGATAAAGAAACCGATGGTAGCAGTGATTATACAGACCTAGACGAGGAAACCCTATGGGTCACTTTTCCAAAATTTCCCATCCAGCTAATTTGTATGGAACATTGTGAAAACACATTCGACAACTTGATAATGACATCCGACTTATCACACGACGAATGGTTTTCGGCATTGATGCAGATTATTATGACGCTAATCACATATCAAAAAATGTTTTCATTTACACACAACGACCTTCATACAAACAACGTAATGTATATTAGCACAAATAAGAAATTCATCCACTATTGTTACAAAAAAAAGTATTATAAAGTGCCCACTTTTGGCAGAATATTCAAAATAATCGATTTTGGTCGCGCGATTTACAAATACAATGGGAAGACATTTTGTAGTGACAGTTTCCAAACAGGCGGCGACGCTGCAACTCAATATAATATTGAGCCATATTTCAATGATAAGAAGCCGCGACTAGAACCCAATTTCAGTTTCGATTTATGCCGCTTAGCCTGCTCTATTTTTGATTATGTGATTGATGACGTTTCTGATGTAAAAAATATAGACACATTGGAACCGATTGCCAAGCTAATAAACGACTGGTGTATCGATGATAATGGCATCAATGTGCTATATAAAAATAACGGTTCTGAAAGATACCCTGATTTCAAATTGTATAAAATGATTGCTCGTTGTGTTCACAAGCACACGCCAGCAGCACAATTGGAGCGTCCTGAGTTCAATAAATTTGTTATAACAAAGGATGCTTTTGAAAAGAATTCTATAGGAAAGAATGCTGTTGGAAAGTCTGACATTATCAATATTGACGAGTTGCCGGTTTATATCATTTAAGCCAAATTTTGTAATAAGGTATAAGAAAAGAAGGTATAAGAAAAGAAGGTATAAGAAAAGAAGGTATAAGACAAATATTATATAATATAATCTGAATAATATATAATACATTATAATCATGACATATGGATTTATCATTACAAGACATGTTAATTCGGAAAAAACTAACAAATATTGGAACCACAATATAAAACTAATTCGAACATACTATCCTCATAAAAAAATCATTGTTATCGATGATAACAGCAATTACAGTTTTGTAAAACCGGATTTTAATTACAGGAATATAGAAACTATACAATCTGAATATCCTGGTCGCGGCGAATTGCTGCCATATATTTACTATTTAAGAAACAAATGGTTTGACAATGCTGTAATAATTCACGACAGCACATTTATTCATAAACGCATCCCATTTGAAGGTATAAATGTGCCCATTTTGCCTTTATGGCATTACCCATATGACAAAGAAAATATAGGAAATTTACTCCGCATCGCATCATACCTAAAAAACAGTTCATTTATTAAACAACGACTAAATGGCAACGAAATCAATATTTTAGGGATGAGTAAAGACAAATTCAATTTGTGTTTTGGTGGACAGGCATTTATAAGTCATCGTTTTTTAACTACTTTAGAAAGAAAATACAATATAAATAATTTGGTGAATGCGGTTACATGTCGAACCGACAGATGCGGACTGGAACGCATTTTAGGGTTGTTATTTAGTAACGAATATAAAGATTTGAACAAATTTAATTCGATTAATGGCGATATTCGGTCACACTATAATTCATTTGCCTATAATTTTGACAATTATTTAGACGATTGTAAGAATAATATTGTTAGAGGGGCTTTTGTCAAAGTTTGGACGGGTAGATAAAAATCTTTTAATTGAGTATAAATTTACTATAAAAAATATTATTAGGTATAAAATGACTGAAATAGAAATGTTATCTAAAG